GTTTTAATATTAAACCTGTAAAGAAAGGACCTGATTCAATTCGATTTGGAATAAGTGTATTACAGAATTTTGGTATTACAGTTAGTAAAGCATCAACGCACTTAATTGATGAGTTGTATGGATACGAATACATTACAGATAAAAATGGAATAGTACTTGATAAACCACAAGATTTTAATAATCACTTAATCGATGCATTGCGTTATCTTGCAATGAGCAGGTTGAGTATAAAACAAAAGAACAAAGGAACATATACGTTATCCTTTAAATAATAAACAATATGATAAAGTATTTAGAGATAGGTGTTGCTATGGGTGAACACGCAGAACAAGTGTTAAGAGATAGAAATATATACTATACAGGTATAGACCAATGGAAGTATGATACTACAATGGAACACGAAAAGAATAAGATAAAGAATTGGAACACACAAGAGAAATGGGATGATGTTTACAAATCGGTATTAAAGAAACTTAGTAAGTTTGAAGATAGAGCTAGTATTATAAGAGGCTCATCAAGAGATGTAGTACCAACACTAGTACACAAATACGATGTTATATATGTAGATGGTGACCATTCGTATGAAGGAGCTAAAAAAGATTTAGAATTATCTCTTGAAGTATTAGCAGAAGATGGTAAGATTATAGTTGATGATTTACAATATCCATCAGTAGCTCAAGCATTCAGAGAATTTTTACAAGAGAATGAACAACTAGAACACAAAGGTGATACAATATGGCGAAAATTATAGAAGTTAACATACCAGAAGAATACAAGAATAAAAACAAGTACGAGATATATTCTCATCTTGAACAAGTATCTCAATATGCTCACAATCTTAAACAACAGATAGAAGATAAAGATGCAGAGATTAAATTAAGAGATTCTCAATTACAGAAACAAAGAGCTGATATTATGAAATTAAAATCGGTAATAGGACATCATAAGATAGAGATACACAATCTTAAATTAGATTCAGTAGTAGAAGAGATAGAACACGAAGTAGTAGAGGATAAAGGATTTAACTATATGCCTGCTTCACTTAAGTTCCATGAAGTAGATGGTAATGTACCACAAGACCCAATAGAGAAAAGAAAATGAAGAAAGAAATAAACATAACAGTACCAAAGAATTATTCAGCAGTATCGTTTAAGAAATACTTAAACATACAAAAAGATTTAGCTGATTATAAGGATGATGAACAAGCACAAGATGCATTCCTTTTATATAACTTATGTGGTATTACACCTGAGATAGCTAGAAAGTTAGATAATAAAACAGTAAACAAAGTTAAAACAGATTTGTATGAACTGTTAAACAATCAAGATTATGATTTACAAAAGAAAATTACAATCAATGATGTAGAGTATGGATTTGAACCTAACTTAGCTGAAATGAGTTATGGTGCTTATTTAGATGTATGTAAACACGAAGAGTTAGCATTAGATAAGAACTGGCCTGATGTACTTTCTATCTTATATAGACCTATCACTAAAACAAGTGGAGCTCTATATGAAATCAAACCTTATGATAGTTCAGATGTACTTGACCCGAAAGAATGGTTAGATGTTAACATGGATTTTATGTTTGGTTGTTTTTTTTTCTTCAATCGTATCTATCTGGATTGCTTGAAAGATACCCTGAAATCTTTGACGGAGGAAACATTGACCCAAACTCAAGTGGGGCCACACATCAAGCAGGCTTTGCTAGAAAGTGGAAAACTTATCAATCTATTGTCATCCTCGCCCAAAATGACCTTCTTAAGTTCGAGGAAGTAACGAAAAGACCCTTAGAAGAGTGTTTACTCTACTTGTGTTACCTAACAGATAAGAATAATATGGAAGCTGCTATACATCGCCAGAACATGGCAAAGTATAAGAGATAATCTATACAAATATAAAACCCAATTGTTTTGTTATATAACTAAAAACAAATTGACATGTCATATTCTCGTAGTTTAAGAAAACGAAGACAATCAGGTATCAGCTTAGGTCCAACCATAGGAGAGAGTTCACCTAAGAACTCAAGAAGAGGTTGTTTGTGTTTAGATAGTAACACTTACCATGTTGATTGCTGTGATGGGTACTTACAGAATCAAGGTATAGGACAAACTGAGGTATCAATAGTATCAAGAGGAGCATTCTCCTCAGGATTCTCAAATGGATTTGACATTCAAGAAACAAGATAAAGAACCATGGGTAAAACTAAAGCACAATTAAGAACAGAGAATTCGGCTAATTTTCCAAATAACAATTCTCAATTTATTACACCAGAGAGACTTAGAGATTTCAATACTGATATTATTGATTCTTTAGTTGTATCAAGTGATTCTGGTTCATTTGTAACTACTGCATCTTTCGATAGTGGTACAAGAGTACAAACATTTACGAAAGCAGATGGTAGTACGTTTACAAATACAATACCAGGAGGAAGTGGTGGAAGTACTAATACAGGTAGTTTATTAGTAACCTCATCATTTAACAACACTACAAGATTACAAACCTTTACTAAGGGTGATGGTAGTACATACACTAATAGCATACCAACAGGTGATACAGGTTCATTTGTAATAACTGGTTCTGTTAGTAATGCAACTTCTACATTTACTAAAGGTGATGGAAGTACATTTGGATTAACAGTAAACAATGTAGTAAACTCTACATCATCTTCACATTCTGAATTTAGTGAAACATCAGCAGATGTAATTGTTGGTGTAAAGAATACATCAGGTGTTACCTTACCAAAAGGAACACCAATATATGCAACAGGTGTAACAGGTGAAAACATAAACATAGCAAGTGCTAGTAATGATTCATCTACAACGATGCCGGCTATCGGACTTCTAGCAACAGAACTTACAAACAATGCAACAGGAAATGCATTTACAAGTGGTAAAATTATTGGTGTTAACACTAATGGATTTACTGCAGGTAGAAATGTATATGTAAATACAGCTGGAACGTTTACACAAACTAAACCAACAGGTACATCATTAATACAAAACATTGGTGTTGTTGGTAAAGTAAACTCAACAGAAGGTGAGATACTAATACAAGGTAGTGGTAGAAGTAATGATTTACCAAATATCACAAGTGGTTCAGTATGGGTAGGAAACGCAAGTGGAGTACCAACACCTACTAGTAAAAATAAATTAGGATTAGCATTGACTGGTTCTAATAACATCTTTGGAGGTAATCAAACATTTAATGATATTACAGTAAATGGAACAGGTTCATTTGCTTATATACAATCAGTAACAGGTTCAGCTAAAATTATAGGAGATGCATTTCTTATATTAAATGCTGATACACCTACACAAAGATATGCTGGTATTAAAATAGAAGATACAGGTTCAGCAACAACTGCTTCATTTGAATGGGATGGTGATAATGATAAATGGATAACAATAGATGAAGGTGGAAACGCTTCAAATATGTTGGTTGGTCCTGAAGGTACTAAAGGTTCAGAAGGAACTTTCTTTACAAACGTATTAATAAAATCACTAGATGGTACTGGTAAAACAACAAACTCTAGTATTTTAGATAATGGAACAGATGGAGTAAGAGTTTTTAACTTTGCATCAATTGGAACTAACAATGGACATTACCTTGAAGTAACAGGTAGTGGTGCTAGAAGAACAAAACTAACAACAGGAACAGTTCAAGCTACAACTGATGGTAGTAGAACATTCTTTGGTTCAGGATTCTTTGGTGGATATTCAACAATCTATAATAGTGGTGATGACCATGAGTTTGGTATTGTAGGACAATCATCTAATTACTCTGGTGATTGGGTAGGTTGTGGTATTATGAACAACGCTGATGGAGGTAACTCATATACAACAGTATTAGGATTCCAAGATAAAACAAACTATACAGATAATGCGGTAACAGTATTAACACCACTTATAGTTTCACAATCAGCTACATTTAAACAAGCATCTACATTTGATAATGATATAACAGGTAATGGATTTACTCAATTTAATTCAGATGTTGTTTTAGGTGGATTAACAATAACAACTAATGATTTCAATCCAAGAGGTCCTATTAGTTCATCTAATAATATACAAGCAAACAATCTTACTATTATTAGTGAGACAGTTGTAAATAGTATAAGTGCATCATCGTTTGTATCTGCATCAACATTCATTGGTGATGGTTCACAATTAAGTAATATCGCAGGTGGTATCTTTATTGAGACAGGTTCATACTATGCAACTTCAAACGATTTACAAGTAACTGGTTCATTTAGTGTAAGTAAAGCAATTGGTGGACAAAACAAAGATTTAACAATTACATCAAACACTGCATCAGTTGATTTAAGAGATTCAAATACATATACTGTAACTCTTGTATCATCTGCAGATACACATATAGATGTAACACAATTTGGAGAAACAGCACAATCATTAAACTTATTAGTGAAACAACCATCTAGTGGTAATACAGGTTCAATATCATTCTCAAATGACTTTAAGTTCGGTGGAGGATATTCATATCAACCAACACCATCTATAAACTCTGAAGATATTTTATCATTCACAAGATTCGGTAATTCATTATATGGAACATTTATAAACAACTTTAGTTAATATGTTTACACCATTAGCGTATAATAAAAACACACAAATAGAAATAGATAGGTTTGATAACTCAGGTTATTCAACTGATACATCAGTTAAGGCAATGGGTATTGGTATACCTGATACAGATTTCTACTCAATAGGTAGTGGATGTAATGCAGGTACTATTGCAGTACAAGCTTTTCCAAATGCCTCTGATACTAAATCACCATATGGTGCAGAATCAAAATGGTTGTTCTGGTCACATGAAGCTTCATCTGTATCTGCTTGGTGGCAACTTTATATTGCAGGTGCTGATAATACACAAATTGGTGGAGGTAGTAACTACTCTATGTTAGATAATACTGTTGGTACACCAAAAGGAGGATTCTTTGTATCGTTAAGAGAACGAAGTGGAGGTGGAGGTAACAACGATGGATTACTATGGTTAAATAGTGGTAGTGATTGGGCATCAGGTGAAGGTCTCTATGATTGGGATAATCCTGAACCTATTAGGATTGCTATAACATTTAAGAAAGATACACCAGTTAATGAAGGTACATTCTATGCATCTCTTAATGGACAAACAATGACAGCTACTTGGGAAAACAGAAGTGGTTATAATGTACAGGCTAGAAAATGGTTATGTGATATTTGTCCAACAGGTCAAGATGTAAAGATAGGACATGGATATTCTACAAAAGTACAAAGAACAGGTGTAGATAGTGGTTCATTTAGTGAGATAACTTATTTTACATCATCTCTTTCACAAGAAGAAATGAATGCTATAACAGCTCAACCATATGGAGCACCACTTAACTTCTTAGGTAAAAGGTCTGATGCATCGAAAGAAAATGAAGCTAATGTTGATTATGTTATTAGACAAGAAAACAAAGTACAAACAAGTGGAGATACAATTACTTCACAATTAAATGGTGTATTTGCATATGCTAATAAAGGACAAACTTCAGATGCACCAACACAAGCTAAAACAGTAGCTGATTCACTTGCAAATGTAACGAGTGGTTCTGCATTAAATACTGAACTAGATGAATATAGATTAAGAGAATAAACTATGAGTGATAAAGTAGATAACAGATATGATTGTCATGAGGATTGTCAATGTACTCACGATGATATAAAGAACAAGTGTGATGGTAACTGTCCAACAGATATACCTGATTGGCTTGAACGTAAAAATGCAGCATTGGCGTATAGATAATAAAAAATTACTATAAACATTAATTAACTTGTTATATAGATATATAAATTTATATAACCTAAAAAAGAGAGAAAACTATGAATTCAAACACAGTATTAGGTAAGATTATGACTTTGTTATCTATGGATAACAGAGAAGTTAAACTTACTGTAGCACGATTAGCTGATGGAACATTGGTTGAATCTCCAACTTTTGATGTAGGTGAGTCTTTAGAAATTATTCACGAAGACGGTTCGAAAACTAAAGCACCCGATGGTGAACACCTACTTGAATTAAAGGATGAAAGCGGAAATATAAACAGAATCAAAATCTTTACTGAAGATGGTATCATTAAAGAAAGAGAAAATGTTGAAATCGAAGCAGAATCTGAGGAGGAAAAACCAGAAGTAGAATTAGCTGATGTAGAAACAAAAGATGTTAAACCATTGCCTGAATCAGGTAAGGTTTCACCTATTGAACCCCAAGTAACATTGGAAGAAGAAGACTCTAAGGAAGAGGAATTAGTAGACGAGGAGGTTGTTGATAAAGATGCAGAGATTGTAGATTTAAAAACAAAACTTAAAGAAACTGATGACAAAATCGAAGAGATGAAAGAAAGAATCGAAGAACTTGTAAAGTATTTCGAGGACATCAAAAAAGAAGAAGAATCTTTAGAAGAAGAAAAGAAAGAAGAAGAGGAACTAGAAGCTAAGAGATTAGATGGAGCTCCTGTTGAACAATCTAACTTCTCTAATACAAAAAAGAAAAATACATTTAAGATACCAAATTCTCATAACACGGTATTATCAAAAATGTACAAATAATTAATTAAACTAAAAGAGAGAGAAAAAAATGAAAAACGTACAAAAATTCGCTACTCAGCCCTCAATCACTAACAGCACATATGCTGGTGAAGCGGCGGCTGATTACATTGCGGCAGCATTGTTATCTGCAAGAACTCTTGATAACAACTTGGTAACAATCAAGCCTAATGTAAAATTTAAAGAAGTGATTCAAAAAGTTGACGTATCATCTTTAGTTGCTGACGCTAGTTGTGATTTCACAGCTACTGCATCTGCTTCAATTGAAGAAAGAATACTACAACCAAAAGAATTACAAGTAAACTTAGAACTGTGTAAATCAGAATTTGTTGATTCTTGGAATGCACTACAACTTGGATACTCTGCATTTGATGATATTCCTAGAAACTTTAATGATTTCTTAGTATCATATGTAGGTGGGAAAGTTGCTGAAAAAACTGAACAAGACATCTGGTCTGGTGATTCATCTGTAAATGGTGAATTCGGTGGATTCGAAACAAGTTTATCTGCATCTGCAGCTACACTTTTAACTTCAGCTGTACAACCAGCAAGAACTGATGGAGACGGTGCTATCGTTTCAGGTTCAGTTACTTCTGGAACAGTAATTGCTAAATTACAAGCAGTATATGATACTATCCCTTCTTCTGTATATGGAAAAGAAGATTTAGTAATCTATATTGGTTCTAAAGTTGCAAGAGCTTACCAATCAGCTTTATCTGGTGTTTCTAATGTAGGAGCATACAACAACCAACTTAACGTAGGTGAAAAACCATTAAACTTCCAAGGTATTGAATTAGTTCTTTGTCCTGGTATGAGTGATGATATCATCGTTGCGGCTCAAAAATCTAACTTATTCTTTGGTACTGGTCTATTATCTGACCACAACGAAGTAAGAGTATTAGACATGGCAAATCTTAATGGTTCTCAAAATTACAGAATCATCATGAGATATACTGCTGGAACTCAGTTCGGTGTTGGAAAAGATATCGTATACTATGGGGCATTTTAATAATTAATAACTAAAAAAGGAGAAATACTATGAGTTGTAATATTACAGCCGGAAGGCAAGAAGTATGTAAAGATAGCGTAGGTGGTCTACAAGGAGTTTATTTTATAAACTTCGAATCTGGTTCATTCACAAAGGATGGAAACGGAGAAGTAACTACTTTAGCTGGACAGACAGTATACTATTATGAGCTCAAAGGAACATCTGCTTATACTGAAACAGTTAATTCATCAAGAGAAAATGGAACAACGTTCTTTTCACAAGAAACTACGTTGAACCTTAAGAAACTTACGAATGAAATGACTACGCAGTTAAAGTTATTAGCTTATGGAAGACCTCAAATTATCGTTTGGACAAATGCAGGAGATGCACTATTAGTTGGAGAAGAACATGGTTCTGATTTAACTGCTGGTACAATTCAGACAGGTGGAGCGTTAGGAGATTTATATGGATATTCAATAACAATGACAGGTGAGGAAAGATTACCTGCAGCGTTCTTGAGTGGAAGTACAGCTGCTGACCCATTTGCTGGTCTTGCTGGTCAACCAACAATAGTCTATTCATAAGATAATTGTTAGAAGAACCTTAGAGTTAATAAAAAACAAACCCTTCTCTTAGTGAGAGGGGTTTTTTTTGTCTATATACTACCTATTGTACACTTATGTGCAGATAATTACAAGATAAAGTTAGTTTGTTATATAACTAAAAAAGTTAGATAATGTTATCTTATTACATCAGTCAATCAAATGAATTCGTAATTAGAACTAGAGATACTGGTTCTGGCGATACTTTTACTCTAAAAATGGAGGATATGTTAACTTATGGCACATCTTCTTATCTTATACCAACTAGTTCTTATAACTTTAATCCTTATGAGAACATACTAACCTTTTCACAATCGTTAGAAGGTATAGTAGAAACAGGTCAAGAGTTTAGAATAGAAATTAGTGGTAGTAATAGTGGTTCAATTTATTTTGGCTCACTTCAAGTATTTGGTTCTCAATCAATTGATAAACCAAACTACACTACTCAGAATGATGAGTTTGTAAGTAACGTTACTGATAACGAATATATAGTCTTATAATATGAAAGAACAAGGTAAATTTTCAGTAGTAAACTTCTCAAGACAGGATGTACCCATCATCCAAGAAGATACTAAAACAAGATACAAGTGGGTACCTGTTTGAATATTAGACCAAGATGATTACTTTGGTTTAGTAACAGAAGCTTATAACACCTCTACAACCAATGCGGCGTGTGTAGATGGAGTTGCAGATTTAATCTATGGTAAAGGTCTATTTACAAAAGATGAATCAAAGCAACAACAATTAGATTCTACAATTCCACCAGAAGATTTAAGAAAAGTATCATTTGATTTAAAATTATTTGGTAATGCAGCTTTCCAAGTTGTATGGAATAAATCACATACTAAAATCTTAAAGATATATCACACACCTGTTCAAAACTTAAGAGCTAAAAAGATACATGGTTTAGGAAAAGTAGATGGGTACTACTATTGTTCAGATTGGAATGATGTAAGAAAACAAAAAGATAAACAATTTATACCTGCCTTCGGTTCATCTAATGAAGAGATAGAAATCTATTATGTAAAAGAATATGAACCAGGTAGATATTACTATTCATTACCTGATTGGATTAGTGCATTACAGTTCTCGTTTAGTGAAGCTGAATTATCTAACCTACACCTTAACAATATAGAAAACGGTTTCTTACCTGTTGCAATGGTTAACTTTAACAATGGAGTTCCTGCACCTGAAGAGAGACAAGTAATCGAATCATTATTAGAATCTAAATTTACAGGTACTAGAAATGCTGGTAGGTTTATGGTATCGTTTAATGATGATGCAATTAACAAACCAACTATTGATACACTTCCTATGGAGAACTTACATGAGAAGTATCAGTATGTTGCTGAATATACACAAGATAGAATCCTTGTAGCTCACAGAATAGTATCACCATTACTATTTGGTATTAGAACTGCAAGTAATGGATTCTCATCACAATCAGAAGAAATGAAAACTGCATATTCAATTATGCAAACAATGACTATCTTCCCATTCCAAAATCAACTTATAAACTGTATATACGGTATGTTTAAGGTTGGTGGTATAGATATTAACGAATTATACTTTGAACAACTTACACCTCTTGTAATCTTATCTGATACTGCTGATGATACAGACCAATCAATAGAAGAAGTTCAAGAAGAGATAGATGATTCTTTACAAGGTGGTGAAGGTGAACAATCAGAAGAACAATTAACTAAAGAGTACGAACCCCTAAGACCATCTGATTTTGGTTTTGAAGCACATTACGACTCTGAATAAAAACAATATAAGATTATGGCATTTGGATTATTAATAACACGAAACGATATCATTAAGAATACACCATTAGGTGGTTCAGTTGATGCGGATGCACTTTTACCTTTTGTTAGAACAGCACAAGAGAAATATATATTGAACTTATTAGGAACGGTTTTATACAACAAACTACAAGATGATGTAGAATCACAAACAGCTTTCACAGGTTATTATCAAACACTTGTGGAAGAATATGTAAAACCTACATTAATTTGGTATGCGTGTGTTGAATACATTCCATTTAGCTCAGTACAATTTAAATCAAATGGTGCAGTTAAACAACAAAGTGAAACAGGTATCGCACCAAGTAAAACAGAAGTTGATTACCTATTGAATAAAGCATTAAGTAATGCAGATTATTACTCTACAAGATTACAAGATTATTGTATTGCTAATAATACTGAACTACCTGAGTTTAATCAATCAGTAGGAGATGCAACTCAGATTTATCCTGACCAATCTAATCAATACTTTACAGGTATACAATTATAAAAAATTATGAGTACACCAAGTCAAACACCAAGTAAAAGTCAAATAGTAAAGAATTCATCTACGAATTTTTCATTATATTACAATACTTTAAATTACTTTAAAACAATCATGAAGAATCATCCTTCGATTGCTAAAGTAACACAAGGTGATATATACAATTTTGATTCTACTGAATTTCCACAATATCCAATCGGTAATGTGTTAATCAGTAATGCAAACTTTGGTGTAAAAACAACAGATTATCAAATTCAATTAATCGTTGCTGACAAATCTAAAATAATGAGGGAGGATGTAGTACCACCTAATGAGAGAACTAACAGACAGATAGTTCCTTTCGATGGTACAGATGATGTTGTTGATATACATGCGAACACTCTGGCTATTTTAAATGATTTAACAGCTTATACCCAATTAGGGAACTATGGAATGGAGGTGAACAGCGATATTGCGTGTACACCGTTTGCGGACCGGTTTAATAATGGGCTGGTCGGGTGGTCAGCGGAGTTCACATTAACTGTTCACAATGATAAAAATCGTTGTCTTTTTTTTTTGATAATACCTGATGGTAGTTATTGGAAAGTAAAAGATTGTGAAACGAATGAATTATATAATGCGGTTTTAGAAACAACAGGTAGTATAGGACAAGTATTTGCTACTAACTATGTACCTGATTCGAGACCAGAAACATACTTAACTAGTTATGAAAACATTAGATGTTTTGAGATACTTAGTGAAGTAACAAATAGAGATGATTATGATTTCTATAATTTACCAGTACTAGCAATCCCATATGAGGATTTTGGAACTTGTGAATTATGTGAATTATGGACAACACCTAAAGTTTGGGGAACAACACCTGAACGATGGGATAACAATAAAATAGATGATGCACTTAGAAAGTGGGAATATACATAAAGAAACGATATGAGTAATTTAAAAGATTTATTTATAAGTCAATCCTTTTTTGGGATTATAAACTTAGAGAATTCAACACAACCGATAACATCACAGAGTGGTGATATTCAGTTACAAGATGGTATTGGTACTAATCTTGGAATATTTATTAACGCTTCAACTAAAGATGTAACTATATCTAACAAACTAAACGTTGATGATACAGTTGATATCGATGGAGATTTAGATGTTACAGGTAACATATACCTTAGTGGTTCTTGGATACATACAGGTTCTATTGATGTAAAAGGAGATGTAACTGTTGATGGTAACGTATCAGCTAACATTGCTACATTCGATACAGTAAACACAAGATTACTTCATGTAACAGAAGAATCAGCATCTGTAATATTCTCAAGTGGTTCAAACATATTAGGTGATGAGAACACAGATACACAAACACTTAATGGTTCAGTATATATACCATTTAAAGAATTCTTAAAAGGTAATGTATTAGATACAGATACAAGAATAAACCAAAAACAAAATAGTGGTTCATTCAATGCTTATACACAATCTACTGATATTAGATTAAACAACATAGAGAGTTTTACATCATCACAAGAAAATATTAATAGTGGATATAACTCATTTACTGAATCAGTAGATAATAAGTTTACTACATTACAATCTTATACAGCATCTGTTGATAATTCTTTATCATCATTAAATGCCTTTACCTCATCACAACTTGTAATCAATAGTGGGTACAATTCATTTACACAATCAGCTAATACAAGAATAACTGCACTAGAAAACTTTAGTACATCTCTTGATAATACTTTTGTTAGTGAAGCTGAGTTTGATGTATATACTTCATCAATAGAAGTTGAACAACAAGTACAAGATATTAGATTAACATCTTTAGAAACGTTTACAGGTTCATTATCATTTGATTTTGTTGATACATCTAAATTCAATACATACACTGCATCTGTTGATAGTTCGTTATCAAGTATAAACTCATTTACGGCATCTGCTGATGTATCGATAACTGCTTTAAACGTATATACTGCTTCACAAGATGTACATAACAGTGCTATTAACAACTTTACGGCATCACAACAATCACACAATAGTGCCGTTAATACATTTACTGAATCTGTACAAAGTGAAGTAGATGCTCTAGTTGCTGCAACAAGTTCATATGCAAGATTAGATATTGATAATTCATTTAGTGGAAATCAAACAATCGATGGATATGTAAATGGTAATGTTGAAGCTATTACAATTACATCACAAACTGCATCAATAGATTGTAGTACAGGTAACTTCTTTACAGTAACGTTACCACAAGGTGTAGATACACACTTTACGGCAGATAATATTAATGCTGGACAAACAGTATCATTAAAAGTTTTAACGAACACAAACACAACGGCATCAATTGATGTGAACTCTATTAGAATGTTAGCAGGAGCTGGTTATACACCTACTCAAGCAAACTCAATAGATATTTTAACATTCTCATCATTTGATACTTCTTTCCTTTATGGAGTAACAGGTAAATTCTTTAGTTAATATGAGATTTACACCAATGACACATATGCAGAGTGGAGAAGTTTGTTTCCAAGTGGAACCAGACCACAATGGAGTTACTAATGGAATATTAAGTGGTTCGTTTCTTTCTGGCTCAGAACATTGGAACTATTTAGAATTTCGTTCACCAAGTAGATTAACTACACAAACCTATTCATTAGAAGTAATACAAGGATACACAGAAAACGCAAGAATCTATATCGTAGCCGGTGGAGGTGGAGGAGGAGCTTCTGCTTGTGGTGGTAGTAGTGGATACGGCGGAGGCGGTGGAGGAGCTGGTGAAGTTAAAGTACTAAACAACGTAAGTTTATACGCAAGTAGAGATTATACAATTCAAGTTGGTGGAGGTGGTTTAGGAGCAAATCCATGTAAAGGAGTTGGACCTACAAAAGATGGAGCTAATGGAGGACAAAGTAGATTTTACTTTACACCTGATTTAAATATAACCGCAGATGGAGGAGAAGGTGGATTTGGAGATTCAGCTAATCCTGATGGTTCTAATGGTGGAGATAGTGGTAATGGATTTGATGGTGGTTTAGACCAAGGAGCAGCCAATGGTGGTGGTGGAGCAGGAGCATCAGAAGATGGTGAAGATGCACCATCTGGTTTAAATGAAGGTGGTGATGGAGGAGATGGTGTTTATTTAAACTTTCCTTATACTTCACCTACATTCAGTTCATCTGGTAACGTAGGAGTTGCTGGAGGTGGTGGAGGTGGTGGAGTCCAAGACTCGGGTGAAGGTCAAGTAATCTATGGTGGTGGTGAAGGAGCAAGACAAACTACTGGTGGTGGTGCAGATGCAGGTGAAAATCATAAAGGAGCTGGTGCTGGTGGTGGTAACAATGGTGCTGATACATCAATAAGTGGTGGTAGTGGTATAGTTGTATTTATGTATCAAACAGGAAGTTGTCCATAATATAATAACTGACAATTTGTCATATATATGAAAACATTAAAAGACGTAGCGAAAGTATATAAAGACCAGGCCTTGAAGGCCATCAATCCTGGTGTGCCTTATAACAAGTATAAAACAGGTTCTTCTAAAGCATTCAAAACAGGTAGAATATTTAAAGAGGTTGCAAGTAGAAACAGAATACAAACAATGGTTACTGAAGATAGAAGTGGTAACATTGTATTTAAGTTTGATTTCCAATTACCTGATTATGCAAAGTATGTACAATATGGTACAAGAAATATGAAGGCTAGACCTTTCGCACAAATTGCAGCTCAATCACCTGAATTTATAAAAGCTAAAGATGAAGCAATTGGTATGAAAGCCAATGAACTAATGGATGATATATTCTCTGATTTAAATAAGATATGGGAATCAGGTGGAGATAACCTCAAAGTATCATAGTTCAAATATATAATAAACTCTTTTTGTTATATAGTTAAAAAGTATTTAGATGTCTTTATCAATCACACAGAATCCAAGTTCAGTTGCACTTGCACAATCTCCAACAGCCTTTTCGGTATTCGAGAGTAATGCAGAGTTAAGAGCTTCTTCATCTTTCCAATATCTTAGTGAATTATACTATTGGACAGGAAGTTTAACTGAGAGTGGGAGTACTTCACAATATACTCTTACAAAATTTCCAAACAAAGTAGGAGTTGGTATATTTGATGTATCAAGAGTTCTATCTTCTACATTTCAAACACTTAGAGCAGCTGATTCCTCATCAGTACAATTTTATGCTATTGATACTTATGTACAATACCAAAGTGGTTCACAGTTCTATACTGGTTCTCATGTAAGGTCTGATACGTTTAAAGCAGTTGATGGATATGATTTATTCCAATCACAAGTTAATGAAGAGTTAACTAGTTCAGCTACATACTTCCCAATGATGACAGATGGACCACAATCACAATCTGTATTACCTGGTAACTATGGTAGAATGAGTGTATGGATAGGACCTGAAACAGATGTATCACATTACATTGTATCAGCTTCAGATTTTCCTGGTGAAGACCAATCAACAGCATTACCTGCAACTTCTAACAACACATCGGGTTCAATTGTAACAATACCGATGACAGTTAACGAACCTGATTGGCCTATATCAACATCTACAAAAGATTATAAGATATTCTTAATCACAGGTTCAAACTATAATGGTTCAAACCAAATAGGTGCTACACAATTCTTTGAAGAGAAGTGTCCATCAAAATATGATAACGTTAGAATTAAATGGAAAAATAGATTTGGACAATTTGATTATTTCAATTTCAATCTAGTAAGTACAGAAACATTTAATACAAAAAGAAGTAAATATCAACCACAAATCGGTTCTTGGGATGGAGGTACTTTATCTTATCAAGATTACGAAACAACTATACAAAATTACATTATAGATTCAACACTTAACTTATCAGTTAATACAGATTATGTAAAAGAAGAGTATAACGATATATTTAAACAACTTATATCAAGTGATGAAATATATTGGGTATATGATGAACCAAATGATAAAGTAAGACCGTTAGCAATCAACACAACAAGGTTTAATGTAAAGACAGAAAAGGTTGATAAACTAATACAATACTCATTCAACTTCACACAAGGACAAGGGTACAAATTAATATTCTAATATGGCAGTTACAAGTGGAAGAAATAAAGTTTTTAAACTTATTGCAAGAGGAACTACTTTAGATTTATTCGATGATGAAACAATCTATTTATCCAACAATGTAACAGGTTTATTTGATATCGGTGCACTACCGAGTGACTTTACTCGTCAAATACAATTACCAGGTAGTAAAAGAAATAATGCATTCTTTCAACAAGTATATGATATATCTGTTGATGAACCTTATTTGTTTAAAACAAACGAAAAGGTAATCGCTCAATTTGATTTTGATGGATTCTATGTTTCTCAAGGATATATGCAGTTAGAGAATGTAGTTGTAAAAGAAAACAAGTATGTAGAATCATATACAGTATCCATATTTGGATTATTATCATCTTTTAGTAGAGACCTACAGCAGATAAATTTAACTGACTTAGATACGTTAAACAAATATAATCATACTGCATCAATTGATATGATTAGAGAAACATGGAGTGGTTCAGCTGCAAATGCAGATATAGTAACCAATAGTGGTTCGTTTGATGTTGGTGATATTGTTTATCCTATTGTAGATTATGGACAAGCTTACACATTCCAATCGGCTACAACCGCAAATGATTTAGCTTTAGATAATCCTCGTGGTGACGAGCCTGGTGGACAAATAAACGTATCTGATATGAAACCAATGATTCGTACAAAACGAGTTGTTGAAGCAATCTTTTCACAATCACAATATACATTCGAATCTGATTTCTTAGATTCATCAGTATTTGATGACCAGTATTTACTTTGTGATAATGGTAATAAAAGAGCTAATTATAGTGGTATAGATTTAAATACAGAAGGTCTAGTAAAGATAACACCTATTAGTGGTTCATCAGTACCAAATGAATTTACAACATCAGGTGTAAGTAAATCATTAGATTTTGAAAACGTAGAGTTTGACCCATCATTTAAGATGAGTGGTTCACTATACAACATGACAAGAAACTTTGGTGTTGAAGGTACATCTATTACGATGCCTGTTGAAATGGAAATAAATTTAAACTATCTTGTTACTGGTTCTGATTCAACTGTTAGTATTCCTAACTTATCTTTATTCTTTAAAGAAACACCTCAATCAGGTTCTTCTCAAGGTCCAGTAGTTAATTTAACTTTTATGAATCAACAAATGTATCGTAGGTTAATAGGTAAACAAGGAACAGGTGAAGAAGAGTTTACTTTAGAAATGAAGTTTGAAGTTAGATTACATAGAGGTGTAACCTATGATATACAAATGTATATTGATGGATACCAAACAGCTAACACATCAGCTGATGTAATATTAGGACCAGGTGGTAATGCTGAATCTTATATAGAGGTAACCAAGTTATGTCAAATAGCTGATTATCGTATAATGCAGATACCACAGAATATGCCTTTTGCAACTAAAGGTATTACATCATTATCATTTATACAAGGATTACAAAAGAAATATAACTTACAAATTTATCCAAGTAAAAAGAAACCAAGGCACTTTATCATAAAACAATTTAACGATTGGTATAAAGAAGGTAAAGTTGTTAATATAGATTCGTTTGTAGATTTAAATAAAAACGTAACAGTAACACCTGCAAATAACTTAGGTGTTAAGAACTTAGAGTTTGGTGATACACTTGATGTAGATTTTATATCACAAAACTTTAGTAAAACAAATAACAGAGAGTTTGGTAAAACGTATTACACAGATACACAGAACTTCTTTTCACAAGGAGAACTAAAAGTACAAACTACAATGGCATCAACACCATTAAGATATGTTGGTGGTAGTGGAGTAGAAGGTGAAGGAGCATTACTAACAGGTACACCAATACAAGTATATCCAGGTAGTACATCTGTACAAGCTTGTGCTGGATTAACTTGTTTATTATTTTATCATGATGGAGCTGGTACAGACCCTATTGTTGGTGATAGAATCTTTATGAATGAACAATTAACAGCTCCAGCAACTACTATCAATTATTTCCAAGCTTGTTCAACAGGTGATTTATTAATTATGAATTCTTCTAATGCCGTAATTACAAGTATAGGTTCTTGTAGTGGAGGTGGTGGAGGCCCAACAAGTTAAGATATTATGAGTAGACAAAAAATGTACATACCAACGTTTATCTCAAATGCAGCATTTGAATCTGCAAGAGTTAGACCTCGTCTATTTTTCTATAATGGAAAAGTAGAAACAACACCATATGAAATAGGTGGATATCGTGATGTTAGTGGATTTGTTTCAACAATATATACAGAAGGAGAATTTCCATATATAGACCATTACTCAACAGGCTCACAAGCTAGTGGAACTTATAATAGGTTTCCCGATGCTGGTTCTGATTCTACTTTATTCTTTAATGAGAATCCAGCATATGGTACAACACCTACTGGTTCATTATATACAGAATATTGGGATAAATATATATCATTACTTTACAATCCTAAAACAAGGTTGATAGAATGTGCAGCAGTTATTCCATTTGCTACTTATATAGATTTAGAACTAAACGATATAATATTCTTTAGAGGTAATCACTATCACTTAAGAGCATTAAATCAATATAATTTAAAAACAGGAGAATGTCAAATGCAATTACTTGGACCGATAATCTCTGACTCGTTGGATAACCAACAATATTAATTTAATCTGTTATATAACTAATAATGAAAAGTATAATTGACTTACTAAAAACCGAAGATTTTTACAATGTTTCCAAAGAAGTAGATATTGCTAAAGGTAAATATCAAATACCTCGTAGTTGGAACATGGTAAAAAATCTATTTAAAAGAATGTAATGGCAGATAATAGTACTACATATACGGCCACCATTGATGTGGAAACTAAAGGGATTACTGATATAGAAGTCCTTAATAAAACTGTTGATACATCTATTGGTACATTCGAAACTCTTAATCAAGCTATTGGTGGTACTGAAGATGCATTAGGTAAGTTAGACCCTAAGAAAGATGCAGCTAAAATAAAAGTTCTTAACGATGAGATGAAACAACTTCGTTTAAGACAAGAAGATGTTGCAATTGGTTCAAGAAGATTCTCAGAAGCATTAGCAGAACAACCTGGTATCATAGGATTAGTAGGTGGTTCATTAGATGGATTAAGAGGAACAATGAAAGTATTCATGGCCAATCCTATTATTGCAGTAGTAACAGCAATCGCTGGTGCATTTATAATGATGAAAGAATCACTTAGTAAAACAAGTGAAGGTCAAGAAACTTTAAATAGAATAGGTGCAGCATTCGGTAAGATAATGGGACCTGTTTTTGCATTAATAGAAAAAATAGCATTACCTATCTTTGAAAAGTTTGCTGATTTATTAGAATTAGTTGGTAATGGATTTAATAGATTCGCTAAGTTCTTAGGTATCTCATCAGAAAAGATTGAAGAGGCATCACGAAACTCATCTGATGTGTTGAATAAAGCATATGAAGAAGAACAAACAAGACAAGAAGAGTTAACAAAGAAAACAGAAGAAGAATCTAACAAACGTATTGCTAATGAACAAAGAGAAGCGGATGAACGTAAGAGAATTCGTGATATGGCAGCTGCTATTCAATTAGAAGCTGAATTATCTTTGTTAGATGAAAGAACTCGTGCTCTTAGAGAAAGAGAAATGAGATACCATGAAGAACGTAAAGTTCTATTAGCTGCTGGATATGAAGATTTATCAGCATTAGAACAAGAATACTATATGGATGCTATTGCGATTAAACGTAAGTTTGATGGTGATATGTTAGTATCTACAATTAAGGCTAAAGGTATTGAAGGTCAAAAAGGTTTAGAGGTACAGAAGGATATCGATATGAAAGCGATAACTTTCCAAAAGAAAACATCTGAAGTATCTCAAGATATAAATGCAGAAGAACAAGAAGCTAAACTACAAGTAATTAGTGGAGCTCTAAATGCTGTTGCTCAGATGGTTGGTGAAAATACTGTTGCTGGTAAAGCTTTAGCAGTTGCATCTGCATCTATTAACACATATCTTGGTGCTACCAAAGCACTTGCTACATACCCACCACCATTCGGTGCAATTGCAGCTGGTGTTGTTATTGCTGGTGGTTTATTACAAGTTAAAAAGATTATCAGTACTAAAGTACCGAAACCACCTGGAACAAATCTCCGAGGTGGAGGAGGAGGTGGAGCACCATCACCCGCACCACCACCAACGATATCGTTACCTGAAATAGAATCAACAGCAGCGGCTGGTGGTAATACAGGTTCACAGATATCAGAAACGATTGCACAGAGTTCTAACAGACCTGTACAAGCTTATGTAGTATCAACAGAAGTAAGTTCAGTACAATCGTTAGATAGAAGAACAAACAATGCAGCAACCTTCGGAGGGGGTACTGCTGGATAAAATAAAATTAAATTGTTAAATAAGTATGAAACTATTTGAATTAACCATAGATGATGAATTTT